ATTACGATTTCCTTTAACCAATTTATGATACTATTATGACGTAAAACGGGGTCAAAGTAAAGCATAAAAAAACCTAGCAAAATCAAGGACTTAGCGAGGGACCTCGGCGTGCAACCTCCTCCATAAGGAGGCATATGGGGTATTTTGGCGGGTTTCGAACCACGGTCCGCCATCGGTATAGTGTATCGCCTTCGGGTTCTCAAGGTAGTAATACTCGTCAAGGCAATTCCAATCTAGGGGCAGTTCGCCTATGAGGTCATCAGGTAACCAGTTGAACTGATGAAGTTCAAGTCCGGTACAGTAACCCTCGTTGATATACTCAGGCGATAACTTACGAAGCGCAGGGTGAGAGTTATCGAAAAGCATTAGACTCGACCAGTTCTTTCGCCAGTAGACGTTTTGCTGTATGTCGTCCATTTTCTTTTGCGAGTTGGGTATGTACCTTGGATGCTTTACGACATAAACTGCCTTATCCATAGTTACATACTTCATGAGTTCTAATGGGTCAGCGAGAAACAGAAAGTCACAATCGCAAAACAATGAATATCCCTGAAACCCTGAGAGGTGCGGAACCAAGAATCTAGTGAAGGTAAAGTCGGTCGACTGCGGTTCGCCCAAGTTTCTGGAGTAGCAAGGCATGTCTTCACTGTACAACTTGTGCACTTCAACAGTCGACTGCATTTTAATCGAGTGAACGCAGGTTTTGTATGCTTCTTCTTCTCTTGGATCATATCCAACATAAACATTCATAGACATTTCAGATAATCCATTAGTGCGTTCTCAGCATTACTTAACATATCTAAACTCTGCTTCGCTAAGGATGACATATCATATGTCACGTCATTCGTTGTCACACACCAAGGAAATACAGTTTTGCTCCAATCAGGGTTGCCCGTCACAACTATCATGGGCACGCCAATCCATTTACACAACCAAGCAGCACTGCCGTGATACGTGATAGCATACTTGGCGGTGGACAATAATTGACAAGCAGTTTCGATCGGCGTCTCATAATCTATTAGCATGCTATTGGATATCATTGGAAGTCTTTCCTTCCATCTTCCCTGTAGCGGATCCTTCCATGCTTTGTACTCAGGAAACGGTTCCTTGTTCTTTACGGTACTGATAACTGCTACGTGACTGCCCTCCCCTTTTGACCAACGGTATGTATCGCTGAAGCGCAGGTTATGAAGTCCGGTGTTGGTATCGTGGTAGTTGGTGTGATTGAATTCCTGGGGCATCGCCACACCATATTCAAACTCAACATTCACACGCTTGGATATATCGCCTTTAAACGTGTGGGCATCGACAAACTTGATTCTTTCCGTCAGCGTTTCGGGGTCTTGGGGTTTATACTTATGCCCCTCGCTGGTTTCGAAAAGGTAAATAAGATCAACTTGCGTATTCTGACGCACGCTCTCGTTATACGCATAAAGGAGCGGCGACATGAAGTCGCCGTATCCTATTTTACCCTTCCAGTGTATTATCATAATATAGAAAGAGGATCAGAGTACCTTTTTCCAATTACCCTTATCGCTTAGATGCATCATGTACATCCACTGATAGTCTTTTCGATCTACCCAACGGTACACTTTCTTGTAACGGTTCTCAGCGATATAGGTATCTTCGCCAATCGTACAACCGCAAACCAGATGTGCTTCGCCGTTCTCGCAGATACAGTAGATCAGATGAATCCTGTCCTCAGGTATTCCATTGTTGAGCAAAAGTTCTGCCATGGTACAAGCATATCCATCGCAGTCATCCCTAAACCTGATCCCATCCTCAACTTCCTCAGCATGAGAAGTCCAGTGCTCTTCTACCATGTACTGACGTTTATCGTATACGTAGTCAAAGAGACGCCAGCATTTTTCCTGCAGTTCCTCTAGGATTACTAACTCGCTCATTACTTGTCCTCGCAGAGTTTGGATTCAGGTTCACGCTTACACATGTCCTCGTACCCCTCAATCTTGAGTTTGCGGAATGCGTTTTCTTCACCTTCCATTTTTCTGTTTCCACTTTCCACGACCTCAGGTTCAGTGACGCATCCTGAAAACGTGAACAATAAGGCAATCAACGGCAACACTAAAAAATGCTTCATGAATCACTCCTTGTTTCTTTTCCTTCTATGCAACCACACCAGTTACATTGCTCGCCTTTACCAACAGCATGCAGACCTTCGACTTCACAATTGTGTGTCCAAGTATCATCTTTCTTGCTGAAGATTCGATCCCAGTTGGATTCAAATACTACACGATCTACTTCGATGGGTCTAGGTTTGCTACCCTTTCCGTTCATAGAATAATACCAGACGTCTGTTGCTGCCAACCAGTTTCGATGTCTGGGTTGGGATCACAGATAGTAATGATCATTGACTTGTAAAATTTCAACTCTGTCGGGTCAACACTGCCGGCAGCAGAGACGCCAGGAACGAACCCTGCCTTCTCGCCTTGCTGAAGAAATAAACGTGGGTTCTTCAGTTTAACATACTGCTCGGTTTCTTCTGTGACTCGACCAACGATCTCGCCCATATTGGTAACAACTACAACAACCTGATTAATCATTTCGCTTTTCATGCTCTCTTTTCTCTCTATAAAGTTTATCAATTAAATCCAAATTCAATGGTTCACGGTCAAATGCTTTCCAAAATTTAGCAACATCTTCATACAACTCATCGACGATATCTCCGTGTGGTGACACAGGCTTCGCAGAATAAAATTTAATGCCGCCGTCTTCGTCATAGAACACTTCGTGTATTTGATAACCTCCGCCAGTCACTGACGGACGATAGCATACTCGATAGTTCCAAGCCATTAGATTACTCCTGAAAAAGTATATAGGTTATTTATTCTTCTTCAGTTTCCCTAGTCGAATTCACCTTCTCTTCCATCTCTGCAAGCATGAGTATCATCATGTCTAACTTACAACGGTCATACCCTTGCTCAAAACCATTACGATTGCCAACGAACCAAGCAAAAATAAAAGTGGCGGTAATGGATAAAAGAACTACGGGTAGACTATACATGAGCAACTCCTGACATGAATGGGGGGACTTCTCTGTTAGTCCATTTAGAGAAGTATGCTTTCGCTTCCCTGTAATAGTTGTGGTAGGAAGCGAGAGAGTCGCCAGGAACTATACACTGCGGAAAGTGTTTCATCGCAGGTGTTGGATCAGTCATATCATGCATGCCAGTACCAATCTCAATATTGCGCGGAACAAAGCAAAGCACGCCACCAAGTTTGCGCCAGCACTCATGTACCTTTCCGTAGCGATGCGTGTACTCCTCGGCAAGTTCTGCCCACAAGTTGTACAACCAAACATAATTCGCTTGATTCTGCCTCGCCCAGATAGCACTAGGATGGTTTACATGACATGCCTTATAGATGACATCGTCATGCTCATCAAGACGCCAGCGTCTAATCCTACGACCGTTAGCGGTCTTGTCGATATACTCCTCACCGTCTAGAACTCGATGCGCGGTAGATAGTAACTGAGCATACTCCACGCACATTTTAACGCAGTGCTTATCATTGTGATACGCAGCACAGATCTTGGGGTTTTTGTGGAGATAAAATATATTCATAACATTACTCAATAACAGATACATTATCGGGGTCTAATACAAACTTCCCGTCTTCGTTCACTCCTTTTCGTTTTGCTGCAAAAGACATGTTCGCCGCAATTAATAATATGACGGCGAGCGGGTCAAACACAAGCACGATCAGAATTATAACCCATCTAACAGCAGAGTCAAAGTGATCGTTCGCATCGTCGCCATAAATTAATTCGGCGATATACTTGAGTGGACCAACTTCAACTTCAATGCTGAGCTGTTGTTTCTGTAGCGGGAGTAGATCTTGGGTGATCTGTTCAATTCTTCCGTACGCATCAGCGATCGTGTTGTTGAGACTTTCCCTCTCTTGCTTCTGCATCTCTCTGACCGCAATCGAACCAGAGGTCCCTCTAATCCGTTGAGCGTCAATAAGTGTTTGGACTGCTGCGTCAAGTTGAGAGAGGACTGTCTCTGCGTCGTTGATAATATCCTGCTGACGCGCAATCTGGCGCTCCAGCGCATCGATCTGAATTTCATTGTTTCCCCCTATGGAGATGGAGTGCTCGAGATGTGCTTTCGAGAGAAACCCGAAAATGCCCATCGAAGTGATTACCATTAAAATGACAATCGCGGAAAGAAGGTATGTCTTCATAATGAATGGCGCCAGACGCCAGTTTCGATACAACCAACTGGCAGTCACCAGTTTTCCAACTTCCAGCACTGATCCCATAACGATCACTGGTATCACGGCACCAGCAAATATCGCCGTGAGACCGGCGATGCTGTACCACGCTGCTACTGCCGCGATGGTTAAGGAAACTAGAAATGTGAGATATGCCATTCATTTATTTAGTCATCATCTCCGCCGTCTGCCATCATCTTGATTTTTTTCAAATCCTCATGCTCAGCAGACATTACAAAAATGCGACCGTCGCCTATCTGAACTGACATCTTTGTAAACAAAGCACGGATGCCGTTCTTGTAACCACGCGAACCTTTGGGGTATCGCGGATCAGCGCCAATATCGTACCAGACTTTTAACACCTCGCCCGATAGATACTCATGAACACCCGATGGGCGCCAACGAACCTTGCGTCCTGGGACGTCTAATGCTTTCACCGTTTGCCTCCTATCTGGCGCTCAACTTCCAGCGCCTCTTCTATACCTTCGAGATACCCTCTAGACTTACCGAGGCAATATGCCGAATAAACATACAGGGGCGACAGTGCCGCCCAAGTAACTAGGATGATCATTAACATTTAAACTCTTCTCTCCAAGATCGCGATCTCAACATCCTTGCGTGCTTGCCAAGCATCCTCGGTGCGTCCATTCTTCTCGAAGAACTTTGCGTTCTTGAGGTTTTGAAGGGCGACGAGACGCCGACCCTTCTCGTTGTTCTTGCGCCACGCTCTAGCCATTTTCTGACTCCTCCTGGTTTTTACGGTGACCGATCCGCCCTAACATTTTGACCGGACGGTCGAATTTACCGAGGTTGCCCTCGAATTGAAGATAAAAGTAATCTTCGGGGTGTAACGGTATGTACTCCGCGTCTGGACGGAACTGAAGAAAATTTGCTACGCGCTCTTCCAACGGGGTCTTTAAAGTTAAAACGTTCATGAACTCTCCTTTACTATTCAACGAAACAACTGTCATATTATGCTACACATCTAGGTGGAAGTAAAGCACCCAAAACCCTAACAAAATCAAAAACTTAAAACTCCTTGAAAAAAGAGACTGCTTCTTCAGCACTGTCGACAACGACCTGAACATGATTAGCAGGAAGGTCGCTATCCGTCCCCTTCAACGACTCCTTAGTTTGAAGTTCGTACTCTGAACCAAGACGTTCATCGAGTCGTTCGAGTAGACTGTCAAACTCGGATGGTTTATTAGTCGCGAAACGAACCACAAACTCTGGCGTTTCGGTTGAAACGATCAGCGACAACCAGAAAGATTTCTTGGTTGGTGTCTGAAGTAAGAACGAACCACTTCGACTAGTCGTCAAACTGACTAGGTTGTAAAGATCGTGCTCAGTCATAAACTCATGCATTTCCGTATGCATGTTACGAAGACCAGCAGAATATGAATCAAAAAGTCCAGCAATAGACGCCATAATAAAACGCTCCTGATGTTTACCAGAGACTTTATTGTCTCGAGGTTGGTGAGTAAAAATTAAATAAGATTCGAGTAGGAATGCTTCGCGCTCAGTCAAGTTTTGAGCAACGATATGCAGGTCGGCGGGATCATATCCCTTTTCCACTACGTGTTGCCAGCAACGATCATTGATCCCCTTGCCCACGTAGTAGATTTCGCTTGCCTTCTCATACCAATAGACATAATACTCCATTGGTTCGAAGAATGCTAATGGTGGTTTATTCATCCTCGCCTCATCGCAGATATATCTTTCGCCTGCTGGTCGTCAATGATTGGAACCGCGTTGCTCTTGTGCATCGTGGCGATGCCCTTTACCAGCGACCCTGTGTATCGTTTTGGTTCGGGGCGCGAGGCAACCCCCGAGGTGTCTTCTGCCGACTTGTAGACGACGTCAGCGCCTCTCCTGTACGGCATAGGATCACGGGTCAACTCCTGAAAGGGAGGTGGCGTGTACTTACGATACACCTCGCCTTTTGCCTTGCGCTTCTTACGGCGACGACCGGTCGTATCATAGCGCACGGTGTTGGTATTTACCAAAGACATATCACTTCCTCTTGCTGTTTCATTTGAGTGATTCGAACGTTCCCGAAAAAGTGAGCAACGAAGTGTCATTAACATATACACATTTCGAGGGGAATCAGGCTGTGCGCTAAACCTTTCTTCGTTGCTCGCCCCCATTGAGCAGATGCCTCCACCCATCCCGCGCAGGATCCATTTTGTCGATCATGAGAATAAACCGTCTAATCTACGCTTAATACGCGGTGAATAACATTTATTATCCCATTATTACGTCGTCAGTCGACTTAATAAAATCATTTCTCATTACATGAGGATTCACATAACCCCAGATAGGAATATCGTGTGGGGGAGTATAAGTTACACGTGGCACATATTCTCCCTTCGCTTCCCATTGTAGGCGAATCAACTCATCGTAACCTTCGACATCCTGATATGTACCAGTCTTGTCATTATGCACTCTATAAGACATAGGAGTCCCTTATTATTACTTGCTCTTGCTGTCCCATTTGCGCGATTCAACCAGAAGAAAGTCAAGTTTATCGTGAGAGACTTCATATATGACGTCCCCAAGATGGAATATCTTATCGGTGACGTTGCGTCCATGATTATCTGTCACGCTCACGTCCCAATTTCCACTCTTGTTTTCAGCAGTCATGACCGTGCCGTTCTTCAGCTTGTAGGTTCGGGTCATTAGACCAACTATATCATTAATCATTACGCTGCCTCCATAGCGGTCTCTTGCAATCGCATAGCATACGCGAGCAAAAACGAATCAGCTGTGCGGAACTCATTGTCCATCACATCCTCAAACTTGATCATAAAGTCAAGAACATTAAAGTCTTTCATTACGCTGCCTCCCGGTCGCGTGCTTCCAGTTCATCGTCAAGCATGCTGCTGACTGCATTCAAAGAATGCTGTGCTTGAATCTTGGCGTGAATCCACATGCCGGTGACATCTTCGTCACCCCTCTTGTTCGCTAACTGCATCAACTCATCGCACATGTTCACGTCTTTCTGCAGGCGAGCGATAACAGCGTTTAAAGTCATAATATCCATTACTAAAATCCTTATCAATTAACCAATTTATGATACTATTATGCCCTGAAACGGGGTCAAAGTAAAGCATCAAAAACCGTAGCAAAATCAATAACTTGCATACAGCTGTCTCCATATGGGGATTCGCTTCCAGACGAAAAACATACTTGATGGACATTGAGTTACGGGAGCATACATACGACCCTCCATATTGTAATGCCTGTAGAACTCTCTTCGTGCCACCTTCCGCTCAGGCAACCAATCGCTGGGAGATCGTAACGATCGACATTGTCGACGTTGCGCAAACGCTCTACGCTTGCTTCGAAGGTGCCTATAGATCTTCCTAGACCTACCTCCAATGATTGCTTCTCTCTCCGTTCGATAGACCCTTACTCGTTTCATAGAACCTTCCTATCGGACTCTGGGAGCATTACGCTGCCTCCTGTGCGCGAAGTGTATCTTCATGATCAATGGAGTCACGTAGAACAGAGATCATGTGGTCCAGTGCAACAACCTTGCCCATGGTGAAGTCAGTCTCCTGCTCCGCATCTTGCATGCCAAACTGCACGCGCAGACGAATCGCTTCCTCAAGAACAGCAGTCAGTGTGTGAATATCCATGTGTGTCTCTCCTCAACCAGAAATACTATTATGCCTCAATATAGGGTCAAAGTAAAGCAGTAAAAACCCTAACAAAATCAAGGACTTACGGTGCGGGGTAGTTGGTAAGGAGCAATTCCTTCCGGTTTTTCTCGTCTGAACGGTAGTTTTGTCCGGAATGAAGGGTATAGGTGAGGTCAAAGGTGAGTTGATTCCAGTCCGCGTACATCGACTTGATGAGGTCGTTGTTATCGTAGGATATCATCATAGGGGAGCGGTGCGAACAAACGTTCGCTTTGAAGTTATCGTGATCAAATGACTTATGGAGTTCGCCGCCCTTTCCATAGAGAAAGGACTTGCCGCTTTTACCGACTTTGGCGTATGGTGGATCGAGATAGACAAATGCCTTCTCCGAGTTAGTAAGGCAATCTGTGTATTCTAGGTTTGTTATCTTCCAATCTTTTATCAGACGGTGGTAAGCGATGAGGTTGTTTATACCTGCCTCGCTGAAGTTGGATATGGAAGCAGAAGCAGAAAATCCTGACGACTCGCCCAATCCAGAGAACGAACACTTATTGAGCACATAGAATCTCCATGCCCTTTCGTGTTTTTCTTCACCGCACTCATTAATAGTCGCTTTACATAAATCAAATAATTCTCTATGCGCATCGCGATTCATTGCTTCTTGCTTTTTCTTGTATAGAATTTCCTGGAGATCGAGTGGGTTATCCCGCAGCGTTATCCAAAAGCAATACAAATTATAATACTTGTCATTGATCCATACCGGAACATCTGGATTGTTACGTGCAAACGCAATCGCCATCGATCCACCGCCAATGAATGGTTCGATATACTGTTCTATTTCCGTGCTAGGGAGATACTTCAGAAGCGTTTTGGTCGCGCGCGACTTGCCGCCCATGTATCTTATTGGCGTCTTACATTTCTTGGGCAGCATTATTTACCTTGGTATATTTTAGACAAGTGCGCGGAGAAAGCATCTACCTTCGCGCCTCTATCCGGCCAGTAAATGTAATCTTTATCTGGGTTGACCTTCAGATTGTTAAGAAGTGGTTGGACTGCTGAGTACAACTTATCCAGTCTATTCTGGCACTCGCTCAAACTGGTAGAAAGCGTGGTGTTCTCTTCTTCGAGTTTTAACTGGTTCTCAGTCTTTACCTGTACTGCTTCGAGTTCTTGTTCGTCTAATGCCGTGAACCCGAAGTCAAATATATCACCTGACATGCTCTAATTCCTCAGATATTACACAATCACTTTTTAGAATAAAATTGATATAACCATCAGAGGATCGGCACTTATACTCGTTTCCGCAATCCTCATAAACATACCAAGTTTCGCCGATATGATTTTTGTACCAACCACCGTGCGAACATTTTTCTATTTTCACATACATCGACATTTCTCCAAGAACTTTTGCTTTTCAGTTTCAGATAAAACCACCATACAAACTTTTCGATAACCCCACCACCACTGATAAGTGCTGTCTCGCACAGGACTCATCCACCAATTCAATCCACGTACTGATTCATCAATCATCTTTCCAATCCTCTATGTTTAGAATGGTGTGTTTCTCGATATCCATAAAGTTATCATGTGTATAACTCCACACAATCAACTTATCACTTGCAGGATTGTTATACTTGTTCTCAGCAATGCGAGCTTTGATGACAACCTCGTGACCTTTAGTGAGGTGTGTGTATGTTATACGTTTATGCATTATACTAGAAAACCCTCTGCGCTGATACGTTTTCCGGCAGTCGTATTATCAAACAACGGACCTGAATCTTCTATGACTGGCGAGTCATTGACCAACCCTTTTTGTTCGTTTTCGTTCACATCATAGAGTTTCATCTTAGAGCGGTTTACTCCGATGACGAACCTCTTATTATGATTCGGATCATTATATCTATTCTTCAACTGCTTTACCAGTATCTGATTCTTTGCCGTCAACTCATCGTTGCTTATAAGCGCAAACATGAGATCTGCTGTTGCGGGTAATCCAAAAGACTCGGACGTATCTTCCAACCCAGGATCCGAAGAACCATAACCCGAACGAGTCGTCTGCGTTGCAGACATGATCGGTACGTTGAACTCCACCGCAAGTCCACGTATCTCCTCAGCAATTGCCTTAATGTAAGAGTATGAATTGATTGCACCGCCCATTCCTTTCATGCGTGAAGAAGCACAGATATTCAAATAGTCAATAAACACTAAGTCTGGCGTGAACTTCTTCTTGAGTTTTAGTTCATTTAGCAGAGCACGAAAGTGCCCAGCATGCGCCTGTCCTGTGGGATACTCTTTGATGATGAGTTTGCCGCTGGTCTTTGCTGCAATCTTTGATACCTTAGACTGAAACAAATCCTTGGACAGTGCCTCAACCTGATCCATAGGCAGGTCTAGCAGGTTCGCGTCAATACGCTCAGCGATACGTTCCTCTGCCATCTCCATAGTAATGTATAATACGTTCTTGCCCTGTGCTAGAGCATTAGCAGCACAATGACACATAAAAAGAGACTTACCAACCCCAGTTCCTGCGAGTACAATGTTGAGGGATTTATTAGGGAGGCCACCCTTGGTGATCTTGTTAAAGTATTCCATGTCGAATGGAATACGTTCTTCAACTTCGTGATAAAAGTCATAGCGTTCCTCAGCGTTTTCAATGTAGTCATGACCAATGTTCGAGTCAAAGGTAACAGATAATGCTTTACTCAAAACATCGGGCAAAGCATTTTTAGTCAACGTCTTGTGCTTGCCGTCAATGATACTTATTGATTCCATAACTGCATTAAACAACGCACGGTCTTGGCACCACTTTTCAGTTGCGTCAATCAACCAGTTTTCGTTGGTCTCAACTTTCTCGAAAAGCACCGGAAGCATTTCCATTGCTTGCCGATACCCATCTTCAGACATTGTTGCTTCAGACTCATCGATGAATATGCGGAACGACTGAAGCGTTGGTTGCGCATTGTACTTGGCGACATACTTAGCATAATACTTAAACAGTTCTTTCTCAACACCTTCAAAGTATGCTGGTTCCATAAAAGGAATGACCCTGCGCATATATGCTTCACTCGTAAGCAGATTGCGCAGTATCAGTTCAGAAATGTTTTTGCTTATTTCACTCATTCAGTATCTTCTTCTGGATCTTCTTCTAACAAGTTATCTGCCGTTTCGTTTACGATATCAGTAAACACTTCAATGAGTGCTTCCTGAAGACCAAGATCATCTTCTAGCAGTCCTTCGATTGGACTACTGACCAAAGTGTAATCAACTTTGAGCTCGGCAGTGTTTTCCTGATCCACACCCGCTTTCTCAATCCTAACGACCGTATCTGCATACTTGCCTTCTAAAAGGCGAAGGGATACTTTTGTTGTTTGCTGTTCAGGAATGATCACGTCTATTGCTTCATATTTCATTTTATTCTCCAACTATTTCGTCAAACTCGACTTCTAACTTCAGACCAACAGAGTATTGGTTCTTCACGAAGGTCCTGAACTTTTCATTATCAATGATACCCGACCAAAAGTCAAAAGTCAAGGTTTCTTTTTCACGACATTTTGTTCCCACTGCTGCGCCCGTGTCAGTATCCACCAACTGATACCAACCATTGGAAGGTTTAACAACAAAACCGCCAGCAAGAGCAACATCAAGCAAACCTGAATAGCGTTCGATACCACCGTCCCAAGACACACTAATAGGAATCTTGGACTTCTCTTTGACATATCGAGATTTTTCAATGTTGACAATGAAATCATATCCGGTCACCTCCGTACCTGTTTTATTCTGTCTGCGACCAATAATCCATATATTATCGGCAGAGTAGTAAATGCCTGTGCCACCTGATACCACGTCCTTAGGAAACAACCCCATCTCCTTGTACGTGTGATTGATCGCAAGCAATGGGACGTTCTTCTTGGTCAGGTATGGCGTGACCATTCGAAACAATCCTTTCAATGATTTAGCGCGTGACATATCTGCTACTGCTTTTTCATTGATCGCATCCTCGAGTTCTTTCTTAGAAGCAAGATTACCGATTGAGTCGATTACGATAATCACGTCATCGGCACGGTCGATGCCTTCAAGTTGACTTATAATATCAAACTTCAGTTCCTCGACATTAGTCACCGGAATATGAAGCACGCGATTAGTGTCGATACCGAAAGTCTCGAAGTATGACTGTGGCGAACCAAACTCAGAATCATAGAACAACACAACCGATTCGGGTTTCTCGCGCAGGTATGACGCTGCCATCTTCAAGGCGAATGACGTCTTGAAGTGCTTGGATGGTCCGGCGAGTACAGTCAGTCCTGGCGTGATACCACCGTCTAACGAACCCGAAAGAGCAACGTTGATCATCGGAACATCAGTTGCCACCATATCCGATTCAGTAAAAAATATTGACTCCGATAGAACAGACGTTTCACTAATCTTGCTGTTCTTTTTCAGCTTGTCCATAATTGACATTTTGCTCTTCCTCTCTCTCACTTAGTTCGTATTCAGAACGATACACATCGTTCACTTCTTTTACTTCATTCAATAACGTCATCTTAGACGTGTAGTTAATAAACGCGGATAGATCTTTCGGAAAACATGAACCGCCGAACCCACGTCGCCCATCAGGTCCTGGCACACGCCAGTGCGAGTTGCCCAACCGTTTGTCCGCGAGGAATGCCTTACTGACTACCCATGGGTCAACCGCACCGCCAGCGTCAGTGGTCATCACATCAAACAACTGATTGAAGAACGTGACCTTCAATGCTAGGAATGTATTAATGCCATATTTGACAAACGATGCCTCCACAGGATTCATCATGTAGACGTTGCCCTTGGGGAGAACTATATGCGTCGATTTTTCATAGATAGTAAGCAGTTCGGACAAGGATGAATCCATACCGCCCATGATCATAAACTCAGGATTCAGATAATCTTCAACTGATGAGTTCTCTTTCAAAAACTCGGGCACGTAAACAAACCGGTGAAAGTCCTCCTGATGATTGAACGATCGAATGATGCGCTCAATGATATCTGGTGTGACGGTTGACTTTAGAATTATTGCACTCTTTGTACGAGACATCAGTTTCAGTACCGCATCCTCTACATGAGTGGCATTAATCCTTCCACTATCACTCATGGGCGTCGGTAAACATACAAAGGTAATGTGCGG